GTTTGATACTCCCAGAATTAATAAATCACGAACCAATATATATGACACTACAACGGATAGTGATACAGGTCAGTTGCTTAATCCTGGGAGTATTTTATATGTCGCAGAACAGGAAAGAATAGATCAAACAAACCATAACTTATCTTATGGAGCGACTTTAAGTTTTCAAATACCTTTGGGTAAAAACTTTAATAAAGAGTGTTTACAAGCAGCCCAAACATATAGGAAATATCAAGAATTTATGTTGGATGCTAAAAAATTAGAAGTCAATCTTAATCGTTTAAAAATATGTGCCGAACAATTAAAACTTGGTGTCCAATATGTAGGTGATGATGCTGTTAGCTGTAGAAATGTTGTATTAACCACGATTCCTAATCAAATATTACCGCATGCTCATAAGCTTAAGGTTGATTAGGTTTTTCTTTTTTCTTTGTCAGCTTCTTTATAACATTTTTTACAAATGGTTTTACAAGCTGGAGAATAGCCGGTGTAGTCGCAGCCACACTAGCGATAAAAGCAGTAGAGACAACCACGCTAGCCGTTGGGATGTATTGGTCCACAAACGGTACTTTTTCCCAGATTGCGTCACAAGAACCCTCCAATAACCCACGCTCATATTTTACCAGCCTTTCCAATCTAAGCTCATTACGCCAATCGCCAGGTCTGTATGGTGGACTTTTTGGTGGGCATGGTGATAGTTCTTGTTCTTCTTTCTTTTCTTCTCCCTGTGACATGAACACACTTTTAAGTGGGATTCCTTCTGTATATCTAGAAGAACCTTCGGTTTCTATAGTGTCATTGGGATCATAAGCAATAGATCTAAACTTTTGTTTTTCTGCTTTTGGTGCGGTTGTTTTATCTTCTTCTACTGGAGTCGTAGTTGTTATCGGCCCCTGTGGACAGGTTGCATATTGTTTACGGTTATAAAATACAATAGTTGGATTCTGAGTTATCTTTAAATCTCTATTAACAAGATCACAGGCAGGTTGTAAACCTGTAAGAACATTATCACTAACAAAAGGTACAGAAGGGATATCTACAGTTGGTATCTTTATCTCAGGAACTTTAATCGTAGGCATTTCATAGCTTTGGTAAACCTTTAGGAATACCAACAGATGGACCTGTCATTTTTGGTAAACCTTTATCTAATACTTTTGGCATAAGACCAGATACATTTGACATGACCTCTTTCATCAAACGGCTTTTGAAATTCTCTGAAGTTACATATTTATAACCAAAGTACGAAGCTCCTAAAGTTGTGCTTATAAGAACGAATGATAAAATGGATAAGACGTTAGCAATTTTTTGAAACATGATTAAAGAAACGTTTTTAAGAGCTTTAGTACCTGTTACTATCATAACCTTCACAGGCATTTTGGCATTGGCTCCCCTTTACGTTACGCTAGGAATCGTAACAAGACAAGTATCAACTGAAACTAAGTAACTTTTTTTCTGCGATAATACCTAGTTTTACAAGCATTAGAACAATATTTCCTTCTTTGTTCAGAGGTAGCGAATACCTTGCCACAACATTTGCACTGCTTTTCTATTACTGTGCAATGGACTTTTTTTCAGATGCTTCCTCTGCTCTATCTGCTAGTACAGCCTCTATACGCATGATTTCATCACGACAGTTATTAGCAACTTGTACAGCTTGTTCTTGATTATTTTTTAATTCTTGTATGCGTTTTTGTAGTTCTTCAATAGTTTTACGAGCCATAAGTCAATATTGTGTTTTATTAAGTGTAACAAGAGTTAGAAAATTTAGCTAGGAGAAGACGGCCAAGTAATATTAAAAGGATCTGACTGTGTCGGTACATCACGCAAAGCCTGACGATAATTTTTCCAATCATCAGATAATGTTAAATCAGTACTAGCCCTCCAATCTGTTTCTTTCAAAATTTGATTTCTTATTTCTCTAATTTCTATCCATTTTTTATTAGTCAATTCAGTTTGTTCATCTGTTGTTGTACTTTCTACCTTCACAGTGTAAGCTTTTCCACTATCAACATAAGCATCTACTGTAGATAACTTTTGTGTTGGTACACTATAGTTAAGATTTTCAACAAGTTCAACCACATTATTAGCAGTTAAAAAATCTGTATTAGGACCAGTAGCAGGGAAAAGAGTAGAAGGAAATAATTGTTGAATTGTACCAGTGTTTTTTACAGTAGTACCTTCAATAATTGCGTAGTTCATAATTATTTTTTTTTTATATATCTATATACATTATATAGATTTGCTCTTCATTTTAATTTAAAAAAATTCAGTTGAATTGTTTGTGAACCTAAAAGCATTAGCAATTCCATAGTGTGATTCATCATTATCAGCACCTATACCTACATAATAAGTGGAGTTGAGGCCTGCGACTGAAAATGGTGCTATAGTCCCACTAATATTTGTTCCAGTTTGTCCCCAGTCATTTTGACCTGCTGTAATTTTACCTTTATACATATTATAACTGATACCTGCAGAAGGTTTGAATTGGAAATGCATAGTTTTCCAACCATTATATGACGAGTTTTCTATAGTAGTACCAGTTACTGTAAAATTTTCATTATATAGAGTAGGTATACCAGACTCACAAAAAAATCTTCTATTTCTTTTTCCAGTTGATCCACCATTATCAGGCCCAGTTTTCCACCACCAAACCAATGAAGTATTTCCAACTCCATTCCAAAAATTTTGAGTTCTGTTTGTTGGTACTGCATCACATAATCCTATACCCCAATCAGGTTTTGAGTAACTAGAAGTGTCACTATAAAATGACAACTGAAATAAATAATCACCAGTAAAACCACTATTATATCTCAAATTATAAGAGGATCTATTTGTAGCATCACCTCTTTGAAAATACATATCGCCAAATGAATATCCAGATGGTAAATCCGAAGATGAAAGTGAAGATTCACTAAATGTACTGGAAGTATTATTCATTTGTGCATCAGTCCAACCAGTAGGAACAGAACCAGAAGTAAAATCGTGTACGTTAGAAAAACCAGTTGAAACATTACCAGCAGCAGCACGAAGACGATGCGATAAGGTCATGATAGATCCCCAACTGTTGCTGCATATAATTGGTTTCCAATTCTGAACAGTTCTATTGCAGTTTCAGTACCCAAAGTTGGTGGCGAACCTCCAACCCATTTAACGGCAGGGTTACCTGTCGCTGGTGAAATTGTTAAACTATTACCACCAGCAGTTACTTTAAGAAGCATTGACTGACCATCAGTTAAATCATCAGTTGCAGTACTAGTATTTGATAATGTCCAAGTTTGGATCATTCCATTATCAGGATTTAAAGTTACAGAAGTACCTGTTATCGTATATACAGTTTCATTTATTGCATCTTCAAAAGTAACTGAGCCTGTTAATGTACCGCCTGTAAGTGGTAATTTTGTTGCATCAGCTATGGTTATATCTGCCGAACCATCAAAGTTAACACTATTTATAGCTCTTGGAGTTGTTAATGTTGCAGCAGAACCTGTAGTGTTTTGATTTAATGTATCAACAGAAAATGTGGTTCCAGAAAGACTTAAACCAGATCCAGCAGAATATGTTGTGTTTGTAGGTGTTGCAAAACTTAAACCTCCACTAGAATCTGTTTTTAAGAAAGCACCATCTACAATACTGGATGGCAGAGTCAACGTATAGTCTTGTGCTGCCCCATGAGGTGGTGATTTTATTTTTACACCGTGAGTATTTTGTGAGCAATTTAACTTTATATAACCGTCTTGTGAACTGAGATCACCTTTTGCTTCTAAACTAGGTACAGAAGATGTAGATACTAAATTTAGTTTATCTACTGTTACGGCATCATTAGCTAAAGATGCAGTACCGACTGCACCATCTAAAATTTTAGCAGCAGTAACCGCATCATCTGCAATCTTAGCTGTAGAAACAGCCAAATCTGCTATAGAAACTCTAATAACTGCCCCAGTACCCATTGCATTAGTATCAACGGATTCTGGTCCAAGTTTGGCTGAAGTAATAGCATCATCAGCAATTTTCGCTGTAGAAATAACTCCATTATCAACAGTAAAGGTACCACCAGAGTTACTTACTGTAATGTCGCCTTTATCCCCATCACTAACACCGCCTCCAATTTCTTTTACTGTTCCACCATCATTTAGATACAGTTTCTTGGCAGAAGTATCAACAGCAACTTCACCATCAACAATATTGCTAGTGGTAGGAGTGCTTGTTCCTCTTTTAAGTTTGATTACATTTGCCATAAATTAGAAAGTACCTCCATCAAGAGTGGAATTTGCCGTTAATTTAGTATCTAACTGAGTCTGGATGGCAGAAGTAACACCGTCTACATAATTTAATTCAGTTGTACTTAAAGTCGCCCCATCTAATATTGCAACTTCAGTAGAAGTTAATAATGCCAATGCAGCAGCAGCACCGGTTTGACAACTAGATAATGCAGTTAAGTCAGCATCTGAAGCTTGTTTTGCATCTAATTGTGTTTGAATTGCTGATGTAACACCATCTACATAATTCAGTTCTGTAGTATTTAAAGTTGCACCGTCAAGGATTCCCACTTCTGTTGAAGTAAGTAAAGCTAAAGCAGCAGAAGCACCTGATTGACAACCAGATAAATTATCTAAATCAGCATCATAAGCTTGAACATTCGTACCAATAGCTAAACCTAAAGCAGTTCTTGCAGCCGAAGCAGAGGTTGATCCTGTACCCCCATCACCAACTGCAAGAGTACCTGTAATTGAACTTGCAGCTAAATCAACAGCTACTTCAGTTGATTCGATAACGAGACCACCATTTGCCTTTAAATCAAGAGATAATGTGTTCCCCGATTTATCTAATCCATTACCAGCAGTAACGTTTCCACTGGATGAGAAAGTACTAAAAGCTAAGTTATTTGTCCCGACTGTTGCAGTATCAGTTGTACAGACAAATCCAATATCAGCGTTAGTTCCTTGTTCTACAAAGGTAAAAGCGCCAGCAGCGTTTGAACCAGCAGCTAAATCATCTGATCTTGCTGGTGTAGCTCCTACTATATAAATTCCATTTTCTGATGCTGTGCTTTGATTTTTAACAAGAACACGATCACCTGTCAAAAGAGTTATCCCATCTAAAGTATCGTTATTATTTAAAGCAGTAGCTATTGTAATATTTGCTGTCGTAGCTACTTTACAAGATTGTTTTACGTCTAAACCTTCACTTTGACTGTCTACATATCCTTTAGTTGCAAAATGTGCATCAGTAGTAGGGGTAACTCCTGATACTGGGTTTGTTGCACTTGCTAATTGATCTAGTCTTGATGTCCTTACTTGTGTATCAAAATCACTTACTTTAGAAGCTGTTAAGGTTGGAATATCTGCCGCAACGAGTGACCTAAATGCAGGTGCGGCAGCACTTCCACTCGTAGGTCCACTTAAAATAATATTTGGTGCTATTGTTGTTGTTTTATCAAAAAACGCTCCAGAACCACCAATAGCAATAATTGAAGATGCTTGCCCATTGCCATTATCTCCAAATCCATAATATAATTTTAAATCACTTACATTTTCATTAAAAGCTAATTCTGAAGGGGCAAGTGTAGTAGGTGCGCCAGCACTACCAGTAGATGC